TATAAAATAGATATGAACATTAATAAAACTAACAAGGAGAACAAAATGAACAAAAAACTTAACATCGTAGATTTAATCGCATTAGCAACTCATAAGCCAGAATTATTTGAGGATAAAGAGCAGTTGCAATTAATCCTAAATGTAAAACAAAACATTATAAATGTTTGGGTTGATGATTTCAAAAAGGAGCAGGCGTAAGCCTGTTCCCTCAGGGGGTTATCATGACAGAATATTTTTTCAGAGATGGTGAGAAGGTAGAACAAAAAGTATTTGACGATAATGGCAAACTTCACGCTAGCAGATATTGTGGAAAATGTGGTGGTACTGGTATGACTGGTTATTACTGGGTTCATGCTGGAGTTTGTTTTAAATGTGATGGTACTAAAATCGATCCTACTCCAAGAAGAGTTTTCACTAAAGAAGAGCTAGACAGATTAAATAAAAATGCAGAGGTAAGACTAGAAAAGAGAATGGCAAAAATTAAAATAGAAAATAATCTAGTTATTTCTGGAATTGAATTTGGTCATTATTGGAAAAGTTTTAATGAAAGAGTAGAATTTAAATCATGGAGAGAAATTAGAAAATCTAAATATTTAGCCTGTATCAAAACAGGTTTTAGCTTAGAAATTTTAGAGTCAAAGACAAAAGATTTCTGGGTTAAAGTAAAATCTGACTTTGTTGAATTAGGTAATTATGTCAAAGAATTAACTTTAGTTTTTAGACATGGTTTTGAAACTCAATATGATTATTCAGAAATTTATAAGTTTGTTGATGACCAGAGTAATCAATATGTCTGGTTTACTTCTTCTTATCCTAAGTTAGAAAAAGGTCAAACTTACAATGCTAAATTTATTGTCAAAGATAATCAAGAGTCTAAAGAATATGGTAAACAGAACATGATTAAAAATTTTAAAATAGTTAAGGAGTCAGCCTAAGAGCTGGCTTCTTTTATGTCCGTCACCAAACTATCTACTAAAGATTTTCAAATTGAAGTCTGTTCTCGTTGTAAAAGAGAATATACCAGAGCCATGATGATACAGGTTTTTCCTAATCATTTTAAATGCGTTATTTGTTTTAATGGGGGAAAGATTGACCCCTATTTAATTAGAACCAGAAAGATTTTAAAAAAATGACATTACATCAATGTACTTGCTGTAAAAAATTTAAACAAAGAACTGATCAAAATTTTAGAAGAGTATCATTAAAAAGAAAAGATATGAGGTTTAGACAACCCTGTAAAGAATGTGAAAAAATAAAGTTAAAAGAATATGATCAATCCCCTCAGGGAAAATTATCTAAAAAAAGAAGAGATAGAAATTTTGTATTATCAGGGGGTAAGGCAATTAGTGATAAAAAATATTATAAAAAACATAAAAAAAGATTAATTGCTGTAAACGTAGAAAAAAGAAGAAATGACAGAATTAATAATCCTCATATCAAAATGAGAGACTCCATAGCTTGTTTAATTAGAATTATTTTAAGAAAAAGGGGTTTAGTTAAAACTGTTAAAACTCATACATATTTAGGTTGTGATAACCTTACTTTTATAAATCATATTAAAAAAAAATTTAAAAAAGGAATGAATTGGAAAAATTATGGTCAATGGCATTTAGATCATATTAAACCTTGTGCCAGCTTTGATTTAGCTAAACAATCGGAACAAAAGAAGTGTTTTCACTATACTAATTTACAGCCTTTATGGGCTAAAGATAATCTTTCCAAAGGTGCAAAAATAATGCCCACTGAGAACCAGCAGGCATGAAAATTAAAATAAATGAAATCCCCAATGTACGAGATACATCAGGACTAATAAGACAATAATCTTTTTGAGATTATCCCATGAAGCATATTCTCCATAGTTGTCGATTAGATTAATAAGCCATTGTGCTGTTTTCTTAATCATATTCTACTCCCTTCTATTGAGTAACTTTTTTCACTTTCTCGAATGTTCTAATGCCAGCCATTCCTAATAGTGCCATGACTAAAGGCATTAATACAGACATATCAAGAGATGGCAAAGGATAAGTCTCTATTTTAAAAACTGCAAGAAAAAATACTAAGAATTGTTTTAAGACAAATTCCCAAAAGATTGCTAAAGCACAAGACATTCCAATTAATGGTCTCCAGCTTCGTTGAAGAATTCCACTAATACCTGTTGCAGTGGACTTAGCATCAGCCAGATTAATATCCATTTGTTTTTCTTTTAACTTAGCTTGAATTTTTTCTAATTGAATTTTAGCTTGTTGGCGTTCTTCATCAGTTGTAAATAAATCATCCACCACATCACCGACAGCTTTAATTGTTCCTGAGTTAAATAAATTAAACATTTCTCATTTCCTCTGCTAGTCTGGATGAACGATTGGGAAGTTGGCGATGCCAAAGACTCGAAAGCATCTCTTCGCTAGCTCTCACATAGTCATTATGAATTAAGGCTTGCTTGAGTCTCTTGAATTGAGATAAACGAGGAAGTCCAAGATTGAACGCCATGTCTACAATAATTTCAAAAGCTCTTTCATGAATAGAATATTCATCAATAAATTTTCTTGCATCGTCAATAGCTTGGTTGAGATCACTCATAAATATTTGGTCTATTTCATAATCTTTTAACTCTGCTTTTAATAAATATTCCTCATCAGGTAATTTAATCAAATGTCCGATCCCAATAGTCATTTTATTGGGGTTCGTGGGATCAAGTGGATCAGGATAGGCTTTTCTGCGTTTGCCTTCCGAAAGAGTAATCTGTTTCTTTATTCGTTCAATGTTCATGTCAAAACCTCATTCAAAATTTTTGTTATTCTAGTATTATCCTTATAAATGATCAACTCGCACATTTTATTCTCATAAACGTACAAAAAACAGACTTTAAGGCGTTTCTGTTCCTCATTAGGGGATCGTCTAATGGTTGTACCCTTTTGGAAATTAGTTTGCCTTATACTGGCTGTTTTAACGTCAATTAAGAGTATTTCTCCATCCTCAGGATTGATGGCAATTAGATCAACAGGACTTTGAACAGATTTTTTAGAATAAACGATATAGCCAGCTTTCGTTAGGTAGTATTCAGCTATTAATTCAGAGGCTACACCTTTTTGCTGTTTTTCATCCATACCATGCGAATATTCATTGATTAACCTTGTTTATTATACTTCTTATAGGTTCGTTTTCTATTTTTATTCATGGATGACATTTTGACAGTACCTCGACCAATGGATGTTCTCTTAGGTTTAGGTTCATAAACAGACTCGGAAACTTGTGATCTTTTAGCCATTAGAATTGTCTATAGTTGGTAGCATCAACACAAGAAAAACGATATTTGTTAATATCATATTCTTTCATTAATAAATGTAATTGAGTTCCCTGAGTTTCACAGGATTTCAAAGAGGGATGTTTTTGGCTGATAGAGACACATTCAGAATTAATACAGAAATATCCAACCAAGAATATGGTTTTAAACATTAAATAAATAGTCTTTTAGCACCATAAAGAGCTGGCTAAAGACTGCGACAGCAACAGAATAACCCACTAATTTGATATTTCTCACATCTTTTTCAATATGAGATAAATGATTTTCTTTAATCACTTGGATATCTTTTTGTATTAAAGATACCTCTTTATCTAGCTTATTTATTTTCTCTGCTTGGCTGGGCATTTTGTACCTCGTTTAATTTTGCATCTATAGATATTTTTCTAAGTTCATTTAATTTACTTGTCAATAACATTGTTCTCTCACCATCATCAGTAGCAATTAAATATTTCTTTGTCAGGTGCATATTGTGTTTATTTAAATCACAAATTTCCTGATCTCGATCTTTAATATCTTTTCGGAGTTTTCTGTTATCGGATTTTAAATCTTTATTGAGTTGTCTTTGTTTATGAAGTTCGTCTTGAAGTTCTTTAATAGTGGTCATTTAACCCCCTTAATTTGTTCTCGCATCTTCATCTAATAGCCAAGATATTCGGTCTATTTGTTTCTGCATTTTATCATAATCTTTGTGCATTTCCAAAATGCGTTGCATATCTCTTTCATTATTGGCTATTCTACTATCCATTTTAGATATAAACCATACTAGCGATACGGATTGAACTGCAATCGCTAATATGATGCCTATTGTTTTACTATCTAGTTGCATATTTTACCCCTAAGAATATTAACACTGCACCTAATCCTGTCATTAGTGCTTCACCATATTCACCCCAAAAATGACTAGGGTGATTTAATAAATCTGCTGAAATCGTACATAAGAATATAACAAATCCTAAAATGATTTTATTGTCATAATGTTTTTTTAGTAAGGGAATAAAAGATAATACCATAGCAAAAAAACCTGTCAGTATTCCTGTCTTTAATGCTATGAGTATATGTTTAGGTGTTAAAGCAAATATTTGTCCTTGTACCATCAGAATTGCACAAGGCACAGATGCCTCATAAACCCTCTTATAAAATATTTTAAGTTTATGCTCCACAGGAATCACAACCTTCATCACATATACAAGGCTCACACCCACAAGCGATACAAGGTTCTGCTATCATTATGCTAAATAATTTTGACCTGCGGTGATTGCTGAATTAGCAGAGG